ATCACGTTTATTTTTCCATCTAGATCATATCTGGGGTAGAGGCCCCGAATGATTTGGATTATGTTTAAAACCATAATTTAAAATAATTAGGGTTTTAACATAACCCTTTTTATTTTAGATTGTGATCTTTTAATCATTCCATTATTAGAGCAACGGTTAATTAGTACTTTTTAGGAAAGTTTTCAATTACTCTTTTAATACTTTGTGATACTTTTTAACAAATTATTTTTAGTTTTATTTTATTTTGTTTTTAGTATTTATTTTAGTATTTTAGATTTTATTTTATTTTAATTTTACTTTTATTAGTTTTAGATTTATTTGAAAATGTCGGAAGGAAAACGACTTTATTATCGGCGGAGAGCCGGGCTATATGCTAACCTAAAAATTAGTTTAGGCGTTTGTCCCATATTGCGCTGAGTCAGTTTCTAAATATGATATTTTGAATTCTTAAAATGCAACGGAGATAAGATGCTCTTGGGAGTGTTAATTGTGATTGGTATCTGAAATGGCCAATCTTCTTTGGATAGTAGCAATTATACTTGTAATCATTAATCACGTTTCAAATTTTAATGCGCGAGAGTAGGTTAGGTGTTTAGCCACTACTTTAGCAGCAGATTTCATATATTATTTTTAGTTAGGATAAAGAAGGGTGAGATGGTTAGTGGAATTTGGGATGTTCATCCTAGTTTTGTCAATAAAGGAAAAAACAAAAGAACACCCACCCATAAATAAGCATGACAAGTAAAGAAACACGATTATGCTACTTTTATGGTAATTATTTAAACAAAACAATTATTTATTTCTTTTTAAACAAACAAATTAACAAACTATTTATTTTACAAATTTGAATTATACGATTATAAATTTTACGATGAGTTTTTCCAAACCAAATTTAAGACCCGAGAGGGCAATGAGAGATTTTGAAGTTCGAGATGAAGTGGATAGACATGCATTATTGTATGTCCCCACTAAGAAACTTATTTGGGTTTCTAAGCGAGTTTTTTCAAAGAAAGAAGGCCCCGTTTTAAACATACAGGGGTCACTTTATAAGATAATGAATAACGTTGGAGAGCACGCTATGAGTAGGACGGCTATTAAAGCCTTCTTAGCGCGAGAGAGATATTCCGCAGAGTCAGGCATGTTTGGCGATATGGCCGCAGGGTTATTCGCTATTAAGGATGCTCTTACAGCTATCGGTGCTATGGCCCCTAAGGTCAAAGCTATTATTTCTTTTATACCGATTGTTGTTGATTTTATTGCTGATATATATTTGATAGGTAAGCTCAGAATAACGAGCTTAGAGGATATTTTAGTAGGTTTTTACAAGATTTATACCAATGCTGCACGTATTTTTTCTTTAGTTGAAGTGGGCCAAGCAATGGCACGAGGACCAGTCGTTGTTGACGATATGTCCTGGGGTTTTACAAGTGAGTCGATGGATGCTTTTATAATGTCTTTAGCTAGTTTAACTTTTCCAGCGAAAATCTTCGAGATTTTCAAGCGAATGTCGGTTTTTACCGGGAGACGCTTAATAGATGATGCCCACTGGTTTTATGATTTTTTAAGTTTATTAATAGAGTATGTTATAGGAATAATGAAATATTTTAAAGTGCCCGAAGAGTGGCTATTAAAAGTTGATACCTTATTATCTTTTTTACCTTTCGCACCTAGAGCTATGAGCGTTACTAAGATGACGAATCTTATTGATGAATATCAGGCTGACGGTTCGAGAATTACTAGAGATAATTTTAGGGAAAAGATCAAAACTTTATACGTCAAGTTAAGTGAAGATTTAAATTTTTCTGAAATGGCCAACCGTAGCGCGGGATTAAAACTCCTGTATTTGAAATTTTCAACCCTATATAAATCTGTTTTGTCTTATGAGGAAGCGACGAGAGTCGAGCCTTGTTTATTTGTTATTGAAGGACCACCAGGCTGCATGAAATCAGTTCATATGCAGCAATTATTATCTTGTTTTAAGAAAGACGGTAAAACCGTCTTTACACATACTTTTAAGGCTACCGAAGATTCCAAAGATTGGTACGACACATATGATAACCAACATTTATTCGTCGCTGATGACGTCGGACAACAAGGCGTTTCACAGTGGCGACATATGATAAATATGGTGTCGCCTATTAAGTTACCTTTGGATTGCGCAACTGCGCATTTAAAACACACTAAATATTTTAGCAGTGAACTTATAATGGTCACTACCAATCGCTTTATTAATTTGAATGGAGTTACGAGTAAGGATTGCATCTCTGAGCTGCCAGCTCTATGGAGAAGAGGATATGTTTTTGATTTTAGTAGTGTTTCCCGTCTTCCAGGTACGGGGACAGTTAATGGCAGAATTAATTTTTTAGTTTATGATATTGCAGACAATGGAGGAAAGTGGAAGAATGCTTTCCCTGATGGTTTTGAGCCTGAGGGTAAAGTGCCCTTTTTTGAGAATACTGGCGACAGAATAGCTACATTAAAATGGATGTATAGTATAATGAAGTCATTAAATGAATGGAAGAAGACTCAAAATTCAATCAATGAGATGACTGACGAACAAATACAGAGTATAATTAGACCAACGGCCGAAGTTAGGCCTAGGGATTTGCCAGATTTTATTAGAGATACGATGCCCCCGCAAAGTACGTGGGCTTTAGTTAAAGAGATGATTGATGATTTTGTTTCAAGTGTTTTAAATTCTATTAATAATGTAGCAGCTAAAGTGGGCGTGAATAACGTCGACTTTAAGCCTTTTTTGATTCATGTTTTTATTGGAGTTGCAGTTTTAAGTGTTTATTATTTATGGTACAAATTGATAGGTTACGCTTTCATGGAAGATATGGGTACTCCCTTAGGGGGATACTCTAAAAAAGATGAGGCAATGGGTAATGCCATTGAGAAGAAGTTAGTTAGGAAGCGTAATGAATATGTTAGTCAGAATGAAGTTTTAGTTAATAAGATTAAGTCAGTAGAGGCTAAAGATTTGCCACCAACTGCTGTTCCTTATTTGAGTGAAAGAATGTACGAGATTGATCTTATTTGGGAGACTATTGATACGTCTGGTAAGAAAGTTGAGTTTTTGGACACTACTATGGCATTGTGGTCTGGACATCATCTTTTGATGGTTGCCCATTCTCTTTTGCCAGGTAGAGTCTCTGTTACGATTTATAGAGATAGGAAATTAAACAATAAGTTTTACGAAAATATAGAGTGTAAAATATCACTCTATGATAGAGAGAGTGATCTCGCTATTTTATCTTTGCCAACGCCTTTAGTTATGGTTAAGGCTTCTTTACACAAACATTTTAAACCCGATGCTGTTTTTGAGCAAACGAAACATTTATGGTACGTTTCTCATTTCGGTGTTGCACCGCTTTTTTCATTAATTACAGGAAACGCTAGCAAAGAAGCTAAGAGCTATACTATTTATGATGGACAACCTTTTGAAGAGGAAGTCCCTATTTTACAAAATGATTTATGTTATACTATTTTACAAGGCCAAGGTTTGTGTGGTAGTTTGATCTATCACGCCACCAAAGGCATAATAGGAATGCATGTTGCAGGTAGCGCTAAAAGTGGTAAGTCTATGGCTAAAATTTGGCCTACAGAGTTATTACAGCGCATTTGTGACGTTTTATCGAACGATGAAAACATAGTCGATGTTCCTATTTCTAGCAAAGTTTTAGAGAATTTTTCAGGTATTAAATTAGATATTAGAGCGAACGTAAGGACGCAGAAGAAAACCAATTTAGTCAAAACGCCATTACATGGTTTATTTGGCGGGACCAAAGAACCCGTCAATTTAACTGTTTATGGTAATCATACTGTTAAAGATTTGGCTAAAGGTGGTTTTGAAGCTACCACGCATATTCCTTTTAAAGATTTAGATTTTATGGCTAGTGTTATAGATGTTATTATTCCCGAATTTGAAGAGTGTACTGAATTAGAAGTCATACGAGGCTTTGATATGGTTGCACCTTTGAAGAAGGACACTAGCAACGGTCATGGCTTAGAAAGTGACCGTACTTTATATATTGATTTTGAGAAAGGAGAAGTTACTCCTTTATTTCGCAAGATGTTAGACCAATTTGAGAGTGATATCGAGAATGGTCTAGTTAACTTAGATAATATTAGCTTAGAAGAGCACCTCAAGGACGAGTTAAGACCTTTGTCCAAACGAGGTGTGCCTAGAACTTTTCAAGTTGCTCCTCTTACTTTGATGTTTCTGCAAAAGAAATATTTTGGTAAGATGGTTAACGGAATCGTTAAAACTAGGCATCAGCATGGAATCATGATAGGCATGAATCCATATGTTGAATGGCCCCTTTTACATGGTTCTTTGTCAGCATGTCAATGTTTTGGTAGTGATGTAGGTAAGTTCGAAAGGACTATAAATGCAGAAATTCAACAAAACACAAACAGAGTGACAGAGAACAAGTACAAAGGGAAGAGAACGAAAGTTCTACGTTTTCTTGGAGCTAGTATGATTAGTAGTCTGATTTTGGTTAATGATGACGTTTTTATGAAAAATCATAATATGCCGTCTGGCCATTATCTTACTGCTATTTATAATAGCTTGTATAGGAAACAATACACTGCTGGTTGGTTTAGCCGTTTTGCTACTAACCCCAGTGTTTCTTCTTTTTTCAGTATGTTGAGTGATTATGTGTATGGAGATGATGGTGTCACTGGTGTTAAAGTTAAGTTTATTAAGGATAATCCTGAGCTGAATAATCTCACTATGTCCAAGTATATGAAAGCCATTGGTATTGATTATACTACTGATATGAAAACGCCTGTTACTGACGCCTTCACCCCCCTAGATCAAATCACTTTCTTAAAGAGGAGTTTTAGAGTCCATCCTTCTATGGGAACTATAGTGTGTCCCTTGTCTATGACTACGATAAATAGTATGTTAGATTATAGAGATAGCACTAAAGATCCCATGGTTGTGATGGAAGGTAAAGTCAATTGTACTTTACGTGAAATTTTCTTACATTGTACGTATAATGAGTATACGATCATTGAAAAAGTTGTTAAGCAAGAGTGTGGCAAACATGGTATTCCAGTACCTACTTTGTCGTATTCATATTTGTGTCATCTTTATCAACACGATATTTACTCGTTTGCGGCACCAATGTATGAAAATAAGATGGCTGATTTCGGTCTAAATTATCGAAGTGAGAACATCTTGTCCCCGTTAGCCGGTGGTAAGGCTATCCCCGTGCTTGGTCAGCACCGAAATAATAGACTAAGAGGCGTAAACTCTTCAAAAAGCGTGAAGCAATTATTTAATGGATTATTTGTTTCTGAAAGTCATTCCATTACCAATTTAAATAATATAGATGAATTGAAGTCGGTTGGAGAGAGAGCAAATGAAAGGGCTCTCACCCAACAAGACATTAAAGATAACGTGGAGTCTGTTATGGTCGATTACGGCTCAGACTTGCGTACAAAGACTGTTTTAGATTCAGGACGCATGTATTGCGATAAAGATAAATTGATATCGATATCGCCTAATATGCGCATGAATTTTGACCAGATTTTGTCAAAACCTTTCTACCTCAAGAGAGTATCTTGGGGCACTGGCGATACATCTGGAGCTACTTTAGCGTCGTCCGATATATTGGTTCCTACCGATTTGTTGGTCAACGCTTTGGCTAAGATTCCATTTCAAGCGTCAGCCTTTGTAAGGGGTTGTATAGAAATAACGGCAACGTTAGTTACGACACCCTTGCATGCGGGTACCGTTGTTATAAGCGCTACCTCGCCATCTCAAGGTACAGAGGCCAGAGGTATAAATAGTGATCTAATTGCGCCACACGTAATATTGACCGCTAATTCTTCCTCTAGTGCTGTTCTTGAAGTACCTTTTTATTATCCCGCGAGATTATATCCTTGCGGAGTTCCATTAACGGACACAGTTTATGCTACGAATGTTAAGAATTTCTCGTTGGTTACAACAAGAGTACTTAACGCTTTAGTAGTTTCTACAGGAGCCACAACTCCTGTTAGTATTATGTATTATGGCATGTTTAAGGATTTAGAGTTCTACGTGCCACATAATACGCCCACATATCGAACATCACCAGATGCTTCAACTTTTGTTGCTGAGTCTTCCATGATAACTAAAGCTATAGATTCTGTTACACAGACTACTAAAACTTTAGCTAGTGATTTTATAGATGTAGCTCGCGGTACGTTACGCAAATATACTGGATTGCATAATCCAAATTTGCCAATCATACATGAACGTATGATTCCTACTGATGAGAACTTCGCTAATATCACTGATGGTCAGACACTTTACCAAAAGTTAGATCCTTATGTGGGTTATGATAGGTTTGTTAGGGAGGAAACTTTCAACACATCTATCGACGAGATGGACATATCTCAAATGGTGCGAAAACCGCAATTGATCAGTGTCTTAAATATGCCAACAACTTTGGTTGCTGGGTCTCAATTGGCCACTTTCCCCATGACACCATTAATGGTCCCGGTGACTGTTGAATCAAGGAATTATCCTTTGATACAAAAGTTACATGCCATGAGTGGTTATTGGAGAGGTGACTTATATTTGGATTTTCACTCTGTTAGTACAAACTTTCAGAGATTTCAAATTCAAGTTACTAGGGACTATACCGTTTCTCCTGCTTCCTTCGATAAATATCCTACAATGGATAGCGTGTCTAACATGCCATCTACTTTTTTGGAGTTTAACGCTGGAGGTCAGGTGCAAACGGTTAAAATCCCTTTTCAGAGCCCTTTTAACCAGTTGCCTTGTGCTTTGGACGCTCGAGCAAATGCCGTACAACACGGTTTATGTTATGTCTTTCTTGCTGCACCAGTTATAAATGGAGCTAATGCTCCATCGTCTGTCCGATTAAATGTTTTCTTGCGTGCGGGTGAGAATTTTCAATTTTTTGGCTATTGTAAAGAGAATGTTGTGAGAGAGGACACTACTATAGCGTTATTTAACGCTATTTCAGGCCCTCTGGACCCTTCAAAAGAAGATGAAACTGATCATATTCCGTCGAAGTTCATTGCTGAGAGCAATGCTGCTACGCCGTATAATGTTTCTATCCCTACTCCTTTGTTGAACGCTAACGTTCAATCAAGTTCTGGGGAAGAAGATCTTGAAATGAGACCGATCGTCAATGTTCGGGATCATCTCAGACGTCATTATTTAGTGTATGATGAAGATTTTGTTACTACTGGTGTTGAGTTCAACGCAACAGTCGCTTTATTATTATTACGTGCAGAAACGCCTTTGAAACATATTATTAGAGATTTCAGAGGCTATACGGGAGATCTTAAATTTAAGATTGTGTTTGTTGGTGCACCAGGGTTTATGGTGAAGTTCTATCCTCCTGGATGGTCCCAAGCTGGAACTGTTGTTGGTAGCAATACTTTACAGCAGTCTTTCACTGGCGCAATTCAAACACGAGTTCTTGATGCTAAGAGATATCTACCAACTGTGATAGGTGATCAAGCACTCAAGACCGCTGCCCCGTTTATCTGGCATTCTAGGAAATTGATTAAAGAGGATGATGATATAGCTATCACTTCCGGATCAGGTACTGGCCTTGTAAATTACGACAGTGGAATTAGTCAGGTGGAGTTTACTCTTCCTAACTATTCTCCTTTCAAATTTATAAGTACTAGCGCAGAGGATCATTCAGTTGATCCTGAAGCTGATTATGGTCGAATTAACATAGCCCCTATAGTCAGGAAAACAATTCCTGCAGATAGTCGCTATCGTATTCGAGTGTATATAGCTGTTGGGGATTCTTTCAGATGTGGTTTCCATATTTTTAATAGACCTTTTAAGTATAGAACACTTACAGCTGGAGTTCCCGCGCTACCTTATCTAGAAGCGAGCACTAGTTCACAATCTAGCTCGACGCCAATTTCAGAGTTTACGTCTCCTCAGTATTATCGTAGGACGACGTTGTCAGATTTTCCGTAAAACCAACTCATTAGAGTTAAAATTATTTTAAATATTTTATTATTTTAACTTGGGTGTGAGTATAAATTTAACCCAATATATTTAAAATAACGAAGGAGTTTCAGCTCCTTTTTGTAGTGATTACGAGAAGGAGCGATAGCTCCTTCAAGTTTTT